CAAGCTGATGATGCGGGTTCGATTCCCGCTACCCGCTCCAGCATTTGAAACAAGCCTTATTGTATTGCGGCACTGGCGTATTTTTTATTACGTGGGAGCAGGTTGTTTTGAAAAAGCATTCTGTTCTCTGGCTATGATTTGAGGCCGGGTGTAGCCTCAGTGCTGATTTTTTTACGGTAGCAGAATGGTGCATTATCGATGGAGATTTTGTATTTCCTGGCAGGGTCGGTGATGCATCATTCTGGTGTTGTAAATCGCACCATAGAGGCGCTCCTCAGTGCGAGGGTGGTTTAAAGAGTCGGTTTAGCGGGAAACCACAGTATCCATACAGCACGGAATACTTCGGGAGGCACCCGACGCCTCGGTTTAATAACAATTAAAAAATTCATCCCTTGCATTGACCAACCGCCATATCTGGCGGTTTTTTTTATTCCTTTCTCAGGACAAAAAAAGACACGAGCATCCAGGAATACTCGTGGGACAACGTCCTTTAGATAGCAATTTGCGAGAGGGTGAAAAAATGGCGCGGCTGTCGGATTAAAGCCGCGGGACAAAGTCCATGAAGAATAATAAGTATCAGCCTCCTACAGGAGACGAGTTGATATTACTAAGCTTTAAAAATGGTTTAAATCCTCAGATTAACCTTAATTTCAGGTAAGTCTTATTTCATTTCTTCGCGCCACGCCCGGCGCACATCAAAAACCACAGAGCCTTTCAGGGGTGAGCTTACGGGATGGTCAGTGTGACTTTCTCTGTGGGCTGGTCACCCCCGGGCGGAGGCTCACCCACTAAAAGGAAAAGTCACGATGTTTGGTATTTTCAAAAAGAAAACCCGCAAGGCCATTACCGAAGTGAAGAAGATGGAGAACCGCGATGCGGTGGAGGCGACCGTCTGGGGTGCGTATTCCATCGCATACGCTGACGACACCTGTGACGCGAAAGAAATCGCAGTACTGGAGAAAACCATTGCAGCACTTCCTGCCTTTGCGCCGTTCTCCGGCGAGATTGCACAAATGAGTGCAAATATCCGCGCCCGTTATGAAGCGTCGCCGCGCTCTGCCAATGCTGAAGCCCTTCGTCAGCTGGCTGATGTTGCCGGTACTGATGATGCAGTTAATGTACTGTGCCTGTGTCTGGATATCGCTGACCAGGATGGCATTGGTCCGGATGAAGAAGCACAGCTTAAGAAAATTGCTCAGGCGCTTCAGCTACCGCTGGAGCAGTACCTGTGAAAAGTGCGCGCCTTGTACTGGCTGCCATCCTGCTGTTTCTGGTAGTGGCGGTGGATTTCACCGGACGGCTGATGTCGGTGCTGGCAGATGGTGTGCTGGTGGCGATGGCGCTGGTCGTGCTCCGGCCTTTACTGCGCAAATCTGAATAACACCACACAAAAGGCATCTGCGGGTGCCTTTGACGGGGTGTTGTTTTTTTACGGGCCGCTGGTGGCCCTTTTTTATTTACAGGAGAAAAAAGTATGTCTGAACCCTTATCCGGTTCCGGTACGGCTGCGGCGCTCGGCGGGGCGACGGTGTACGGGCTGTTTACCGGAACGGATTTCGGGATTGTGTTTGGTGCGTTCGCCGGGGCGTTGTTTGTGGCAACGATGCCGCAGCAGCTTTCAGCCTGGCGTGTGGCGGCGCATTTTCTGGTGTCGTTCATTGTTGGCGTGCTGGGAGCGCGTGTGCTGTCAGCCTGGATAGCGGCAAAAACAGGTTATGACGGTACATCGGCAGATGCGCTGTGCGCGGTGCTTGTCGCGGTAGTGTCGGTAAAGATTCTGTCGTTCATCCACCAGCAGGATATCGCATCACTGGTGTCCGGTCTGTTCTCCCGCCTGCGGGGCGGAGGAGGTGGCAATGTTAAGTAACCTTCCCGACTTGCTGAATGTGGCGTTATGCACGGTTATTGTGCTGACGCTCTTTTTTTATCGTCGCCGTGATTCCAGACATAAACCGCTGATGTCATGGCTGGCCTGGCTGCTGATGCTGCTTTATGCCTTTGCACCACTCAGCTATCTGTGCGGTCGCCCGTTAGCGGCGAACTGGCTGGCGGTGGGGCTTAATCTGCTGTTCTGCGTGTTGGTGATTCGCGCACGTGGGAACGTTTCAAAAATCTTTGTATTACGAAGGCGCTGATATGAAGTCGAAAGATGAAATTTTTGACGAAGTTCTGGGAAAAGAGGGCGGTTACGTCAATCACCCGGATGATAAAGGCGGACCGACAAAATGGGGTATTACGGAAAAAGTCGCCCGCGCTCACGGATATCAGGGCGATATGCGTGACCTGACACGCGAACAGGCGCTGGAAATCCTTGAGGCGGATTACTGGTTCGGACCACGCTTTGATCAGGTGGCCGCATTATCCTCTGATATTGCTGCAGAGTTGTGTGATACCGGTGTGAATATGGGGCCGTCCGTAGCATCGAAAATGCTCCAACGCTGGCTGAACGTTTTCAACCTGCAAGGCAAATTGTTCCCGGATATGGACGCAGACGGGCGTATCGGCCCCCGCACGATTAATGCACTACGGACTTATCTGCAAAAACGCGGCAAAGACGGCGAACTGGTGATGCTGAAGGCGCTGAATTGCACGCAGGGCGACCGCTATCTGGAGCTGGCAGAAAAACGCGAGGCCAACGAGTCGTTTGTCTACGGCTGGATGAAAGAGCGCGTAGCAGTTTAAAAACTGACGCTGAAGTGCTGAACACCCTCAACTCACGCAGGCTCTTTTCTGGGGTTACTATGAGCGAAAGTAAGGGGTACAGCATCAGATAGCAAAAACCCCGGCTGCTGGAACAGTCCGGGGTTTTTAGTTTTCACGTCAAAGAGGAAATTGTGAGTAGTGAGTACGGAGAAAATCCTCGTGGGAAAGTATAAAAGATTCTTTTTGAGGTTGTCCATTATGAAAGGTATTGAAGTGGAAACTCCCGCGAGCCTTGATTTGACAAGGGCTGCGGCCTTTGCAATTCGCCTTGTGGCGGTCGCTGTTCTGATTTGGGCTGTGCGTTGGTGGTGATATGAGCCGAAAACACTGGACACACAGAATGCCGCGAGCGGCGGCAAAATGGGCACTGGTAGCGATACTGGTGCCTTTTTTATTGGTGGGATGCGTTAGCCTGGATAAGGCGCGCCAGCTTTTCGATACCGCGTCTCAGGTCTGTCAGCTTATTGATGGCGTTCGACGGTGTACGCAGAACTGATCACCAGCATTATCGCAGCCCTTCAGTGTGAGGGGCTGCGATAATGCCAAAGCTCGTTATCAGCACCCGCCACGCACCCAGCGCACTGGCCGATAGCGGGCTTTTTTATTCATAAAGCGAGTCTGTATGAGCGAGAAATTGAAGATCGTCTATCGCCCTTTACAAGAACTGTCTCCGTATGCACACAACGCCAGAACACACAGCCCTGAGCAGGTGGCACAACTGGTAGAAAGCATTAAGCAATTCGGCTGGACTAATCCGGTGCTGATTGATGAAAAGGGCGAAATTATTGCGGGTCACGGTCGCGTTATGGCGGCTGAAGTGCTCAAAATGGATTCCATTCCGGTCATCGTTCTGTCTGGTCTGACGGATGATCAGAAAAAGGCGTACCGCCTGGCAGATAATCGCCTGCCGATGAATGCTGGCTGGGATGAAGAGCTGTTACGGATGGAGCTGTCGGACCTAATCAATGCTGATTTTGATGTCTCCCTGACAGGCTTCAGCCCGACAGAAATTGATGAACTGTTGACGGATGTTTTGCCCGGTACAGGAAATGAGGAGGAGCCGTATACGACGAAAATTGATACGCCTGTTTATGAGCCGTCGGGCGGTAAACCGGATATCAGTGAACTGTACGACGATACGAAAACTCAGAAGTTGATCAGCCGGATACGTTCGGCGTCCCTTGATCCTGATATTGAGAAATTCCTCCTGTGTGCGGCAGAACGTCACACGGTGTTTAATTTCAGCAGAATTGCGGACTATTACGCTCACGCCCCTGCTGAAATTCAGTGCCTTTTCGAGGAGTCGGCGCTGGTGATCATTGATTATCAGCAGGCTATTGAAAATGGATTTGTCCGGATGACGCAGCGCATGGTGGAGATCATGCATGGCGGGGAGGAGGAATATGCGTGATGATTTTTGCGCCTTTATTCTGACTCACGGGCGACCGGACAAAGTTCTGACTTACCGGACGTTGCGTCGTGCTGGCTATACCGGGAAAATTTTTATCGTTGTTGATGATGAAGATAAGACACGGCATCAGTACATGGCTGAATTTGGTGAACAGGTGCTGGTGTTTTCCAAAGCCGATATCGCCAGTCGTTTTGACGAAGCCGATAATTTCGGTGACCGGCGCTCAATTTTTTACGCCCGTAATGCCTGTTTCGACCTGGCAAAACTGGTCGGGTGTAAATACTTCATTCAGCTCGATGATGATTATCACGAGTTCCAGTTTCGGGTGGATCGCAACTATGACCAGGCCTATTTTCCGATAAGGAAACTGGATGCGATCCTTTCTGAAATGCTGGCGTATTACGAATCAATACCCGCGCTTTCCATCGCTATGTCGCAGGGCGGGGATTTTCTTGGTGACAATGGCGGCCATGCTTCGTGGGTGAAACGCAAGGCAATGAACAGCTTTATCTGTTCGGTTGATCGACCGTTCTCATTCATGGGGCGCATTAACGAGGATGTGAATACGTACACGAATCTCGGTCGCCGTGGTGAATTGTTTATGACGATCGGTGCTGTCCAGTTAGGGCAGAAACAGACGCAGAAAAACAGCGGCGGAATGACCGAGCTGTATCTGGATTCCGGAACCTATGTTAAAAGTTTTTACTCCGTCATGCATGCGCCGTCGTGCGTAAAAATCTCACTGATGGGCGCCAGCCATAAACGCATTCACCATCAGGTCACCTGGAACAACGCTGCAGTAAAAATCCTTCACGAAAAATACAGGAAGAAGACACCCTGCATATCAATGGGGGTGACAAATGATTCCGTATTCGAAAGTCGAGTCTCTGGCAGCGTGCCGGATGACTGCACAACAAATCGCTGACGTTCTGGATGTTGATCTGAACCGGTTGAAAGAAAATCGGGAAGCAATGACAAATTTTTACGCGTCCATCCGTAAGGGCAGAGCGAAAGGTGAAGCCGAGCTACGGGCGGCATTGTTTAAGCTTGCCAGAAAAGGGGATGCCTTTGCCCTGCGCGAACTACTCAGGGTGGATAAAAATCAGGATTAACTGATGAGCAGACCGGACTGGGGGGCGTTGCAGCAGGAGTATATTGCTGAATACACCCGCTCCGGTATATCTCCGGTGGCATGGTGTGAAGCAAGGGGACTGAATTACGCAACAGCCCGTCGTTACATCAAAAAACCTCCGAAAAATGCGCAGACAGAAGTGCGCAAAACTGCGCAAAAAAGTGCGCAGAAAAAATCTGCGCAGACTGCGCAAAAGCGGAACGAAAAATCTCAGAAAAAAAAGCCAGTATCCGATGCGTGCCTGAATGAGGTCGACGCGGAGGAATTTTCGTTCTGTCCCGATGAATTCGGCATTTCTGACCAGCAGGCAAAATTCGCCATGCTGGTTGCGCAGGGTAAAAACCTCATCGAGGCATACTGCCTAGCGGGTTACGAGGGAACGGGAAACGTAGCAAGTGCCGCAGCCTCACGTCTGTTAAGAAATGTTAAGGTTTATCGGGCTATCTCATGGTTCCGCAATCAGTACCAGAAACGCTATACCGCAGACCTGGATTTACTGGTGAGCCAGTTGATGGCTATTGTCCAGGCCGACCCCAATCAGTTGGCACAATTTCGCCGTGTTAACTGCCGTTATTGCTGGGGCGAGAATCACCTCTACCAGTGGCGTGACATTGCAGAATTCGATAAGGCAGCGGCACAGGCCTCCAGAGATGGCAAACCCGAACCGGAATATGGTGGCCTCGGCTTTGTTGATAACGCCATACCCAATCCGGACTGCCCGAAGTGCTGCGGTGAGGGAACGGGGCAGCTTTATATGGCTGATACCACTCTGCTTGATGGGGATGCTCGGCAATTATATGCAGGGGCAAAGCTCGGAAAATTCGGCGTTGAGATCCTGCTGGAGGATAAGGCTGCCGCCCGGCGCGAACTTATCAAGCTGATAATGGCGACGAAAGGAAGTTCTGCTGGTGGTGCAACTGACAGTCGCAATGATCTGGAGCTTGAAGGACTGAGGCTTCGCAATGAAAAGCTGCGCACTGAGATTGAAAACCTCAAAAAAGGCGTGGGTGGTGAGAATAACGAAATAATTATCCACAACTCTCTGCCGATGCCGGGAGTGGATAATGTCGATTGAAATCTACCTCCCAAAACCTCATGAGGGGCAAATAGCTGCATGGACGGCGGCAATAGAGGAACGCTTCCACGCGGTATGCTGTGGTCGTCGCTGGGGTAAAACGGTGATGCTGGTGAACATCGCTACCAGTTTCGCGACGCGGAAATTTGCCGTTCCTACCACCGGGCAGCTTATCGCGGGTAGGGTGGGGATTTTTACCGCACAATACCGCCAGTACCAGGAAATCTGGGATGAAATTAGCGCCGTTCTGCAACCGCTGATCCTCAGTCAGTCAAAAAATGAAAAGCGCATCATTCTCCGTAATGGGGGGCGCATCGACTTTTGGGTAACGGACAACAACAAACTGGCCGGGCGTGGGCGTAAATATCACGCTGTGCTGATTGATGAGGCAGCATTCACTAAATCGCCGGAAATGCTCGAGGAAATCTGGCCCCGAGCGATACGCCCGACGCTTGTCGATTACCGCGGCTGTGCGTGGGTATTTTCCACACCAAACGGTATCGACGAGAGCAATTTTTTCTACGCGATATGCCACGATGAATCCCTGGGATTTGTCATGCACCATGCGCCAACTTCATCGAATCCGTATATTCCGAAAGAAGAACTGGAGGAAACGGAGAAGAAATCCGATCCGCGTGTCTGGCAGCAGGAATATCTTGCCGAGTTCGTGGACTGGTCCAAAGATGCGTTACTCGATGTCGATAAGCTGCTGGTGGACGGTCAGCCGATTGAGATGCCGCCGCACTGCGACATGATTTTCGCAGTGATGGATACGGCGCTGAAAGGCGGGACCGAAAATGATGGTACTGGCGTGGTGTATTTCGCTTATGAGTCAACGTATTCGGACGAGCCAAAACTGACGATTATTGACTGGGATGTGACGCAAATTAAAGCGTCATTGCTTCCTGAATATATCCCCGGCGTTTATGACAACCTCGAGCGCCTCGCGAAATTATGCCGTCCGCGTCTGGGCAGCCAGGGAATTTTTATGGAAGACGCCGCGATGGGGGCAATTCTCAACCAGAAGGCGGAAACCGAAGGCTGGGATATGACGCCGATTAAATCGGCACTAACCAGCAAGGGCAAAGACGAACGGGCGGTGATAGCATCCAGCTACCACTATCAGGGGATGTGCAAAATCGTCCGGGAGGCTTACGACAAGACCGTTTCATTCAAACGCACCACCGCAAACCACCTCATAAAACAAATCGCCGGGTTCCACCTGGCAGACAAAGACGCGCATAAACGTGCTGATGACCTTTTCGATTGTTATACCTATGGATTGATCATCGCGCACGGTAATTACGCGGCGTTGTAAAAAATCAGGATATTTTTGATGGCAGAGATCGAGATTACTGGCGGCCTCGGTTCAGCACTGATGCATATTCTTGAGGCTGAAGAAATTCAGCCGGGAACCGACATTGGCTATGAATTGTGTAAGCAGCTGTGGCAATTCCATCCTCTGGGCGGAAAACTTGTCGAAAAACCCATACTGATGGCGATGTGTAAGCCGCGCCAGTATAACGTGGAAACCGACCCTGACGAACGGGTTGTGCGGCGTTTCCAGGAGGTGTGGGAGCGCATGAAGGTGAACGAGAAGATTAAAAATCTGTTTTTTCTCTCTCGTTGCTACGGTGCTGCAGCGATCGGCGTGGGCACCGACAGTGTTTCATGTCGTGAGCCGCTTCCGACATTCGGGCTGACAGAAGAGGATGTGTATATCAACGCGTGGGATCCGTTGAACGCTTCCGGTTCGATGGTGACTGACCAGAACCCAAACAGTCCGTTTTTCCAGGAAGCCAATAAAAAGCTAAAGATTGGCGGAAAAGACTGGCATCCGTCACGCACGTTGAAAATTTTCAACGGCACACCGATTTATCTGGAGTTTCAGAGTTCATCGTTCGGATTCACCGGGCGAAGCGTGTTTCAGCGAGTTCTTTATTCCCTGAAATCCTATATCAACACGATGGAGGCGAATGATCTCGTCAGTCAGAAAGCGGGCGTACTGGTAGCTAAAGTTGTGCAGAACGGTTCGAAACTTGACGGGATCATGGCTGCCGCCACGGGACGAAAAAGGGAAAATGTCAAAGAGGCAAAAAATAAAGGTGTGCTTAGTATCGGGAAGGATGAGGACGTTACCTCGCTGAATTTACAAAACATCGATGGCGCGCTAAATGCCGCCCGCGACAACATTATTTCCGATATTGCATCAGGTAGCGATGTTCCCGCGATTCTCATCAAGGAGGAGGCTTTCTCGAATGGTTTCGGTGAAGGAACTGAGGATTCGAAAGCTATCAGCCAGTATATCGATGGTGTACGCCAGCAGATTGAACCTGTGATGGATTATTTCGAACGCCTGGTGCAGTACATCGCCTGGAACGAGGAATTTTATCAGTCGCTGAAAAATGATTACCCGGACATCATAACCGACGACTATAAAACCACGTTTTACCAGTGGCGACGTGAATTTACCGCGACGTGGCAGGAGCTGGTTGAGGAGTCGCCGGACAAACGCCGGGAAAGCGACAGTAAAGTGATTCAACAGGCGATAGCACTTTTCTCTGCCGTGTCGCCACAGGTTGATCCTGAAAACCGCGCTGCCGTCACTGAATGGCTGGCAAGTCTTGTTAATGCCACGCAAACCTATGGCGAAGCTCCACTCATCATTGATGTGGACGCGCTGGCGAATTATGAACCACCGAAGCAGGAGACGCCTGATGGCAATTTCCAGCCGGGCGGTGAGGAAGAAGAAACGGATCAGGACGCTGTATGAGGTTCTGACGGATGCCGTTAACTACTACGTAAATCGCGGGTGGGATAGCGAAAAATCATTGCTCGAATGGTGCCGGAAACTCCGTGTAGCCGCTCAGCGAGAAACCCCTGATGATACCGTAGCCAGAAAACACCTCACCGCTATCTACAGCCGTCTTGTCATCGACGGCGGGGCATTACGGGATCAGCCTCCTGACGGCCCAAAAAAAATCACTGTTGAAAAACTGAAACCTGAGTTTCGCAAGGAACTCGACAGGCGAATTTTCGCCAGTGCCAACCTGATAAAACTCAACCGCGAACAGGCCATCGAGAAAACCATACAGCGTTTTCAGGGGTGGGTTACGTCCATTCCGCCTGACGGGGTGAGCGAAATTGATCGCCGGGAAGTGAAGTCCGGTTTTCAGAAGTCCGTGAAGGATATGGATTTTATCAGTCGCCGGGTGGCAATTGACCAGGGGCATAAGCTGGCAAGCAACGTTAAGTATCTGCTGGCTGTTCAGAGTGGTGCGATTGCTCTGCGCTGGCATTCGAACTGGCGGCGTCCGGGCTACAAATACCGGCAGGACCACAAAGAGCGCGACGAGAAAATTTATCTCCTCCGCGATTCGTGGGCGCTGGAGCAGGGACTGATTAAGCCCGTATATGGTTTTTATGACGAAATCACTGCTGCCGGGGAGGAGGTTTATTGCAGTTGCGATGCACTGCCGATCTACGCCCCTCAGAAACTACCCGACGAATTTTTAACGGAGAAGGGCAAACGTGAGTTTAACCGAGCTTGAAGTGGCAGAACGCATCAGGGACGGAACCGTACCGTCTCCGGTGAAATTCTCCAACATGTGGCTGGTGAATTTGCGAATAACCGGAACCGGGCTTGCCTATCGCGCCGGGCTGAAAGAGTACGTCTGGCGTGATCCAAAGCTCTATCTGAACGAGGAGTTTTTAAGGCGATGCAATGGCCTTCCGGTTATCGCAAACCATCCTGACGACGCAGTTCTGACGGAGGAGGACTTTAAATCGCGGATCGTCGGTAGCGTCATGCTGCCGTATATCCGGGGTGATGAGGTATGGGCGGTGTGCCGCGTTTACCTCCAGAGCATTGTTGAAGAAATCACTGAGGGGGATGTTTCGACAAGCCCGTCGGTGGTGTTCAACAGCACATCAGGAAATGTGGAAGTACAGGAAGGTGACACCAATTTTTTAATCGAAGGCGTTCCTTTCCTTGTTGATCACATCGCCCTGGTGACGAAAGACCACGGCTCGCTGGGCGTGTGGGATAAAGACCGGATCCCCGCAGGGGTTGAAGTGACAAACACAGGTGAAATCGAGATGGAAAAAGAAGAACTCCAGGCCCTGTTACAGGGGGTTGTGAGCGATGCCCTGCAAGGCATTAATCAGAAAATCGATGGTGTCGTTACGCGCATGGACTCACTGGAACAGCGGGACAAAGCGCGGGCGGATGCCGAAGAACAGGCGAAAAAAGAGGCCGAAGAAAAGGCCAAAGCCGATGAAGCCGCAGAGGAACAGCGTAAAGCTGATGAAGCTGCGGCAAAGGAGGCGGAAGAAAAAGCCAAAGCTGACGAGGCAGCAGCTAAAGATGCTGAGGAGAAAGCAAAGGCTGATTCCGAAGCAGAAGAACAGCGTAAGGCCGACGAGGAGGCAGAAAAAGAACGCAATGATTCTGCCTTGGCAGAAGCGCAGGCAAAAGCCGACTCCGCATTCAGTGCCTGCGGTAAAAACGCGCCAGCACCGTTTTCTGGTGAAAATGCGCTGGACTACCGCAAGCGTGCGCTAATCGCTATGCAGAAACACTCTCCGGCACATAAGGACGTCAATATTCGCGCGATTGCGGATTCTGCAACGCTGGCTGTGCTTGAGGACGCAATTTTCAGTGCCGCCCGTCAGTCCATCGAAAAAGAAATGATGAGTACGCAGGGGCAACTGCATAAACGTATCCGCAACGATGAAGCCGGGCGTCGCATTACTGAATATCAGGGCGATCCGAACGTCTGGCTGAGTGCTTTCAAAATTCCGGGGCGTCGTCTGGCAAAAATTAACACTCAAGGGAGCCTGAACAATGGCTGATATTAACTTTCATCCGTTTAAAAACCGTGGAGCATTTGGTGGCCTTTTTAACGTCGAATCCCGTGGGCTGATGCAGGGGGATGCGCAGGATGATCCGGCAATTCGTCTGCAACTTTGCTCCGGTCGACTGGACAGCAAAATCACTGAACCGGTATGGGGTGGCGTTGGAGTTATGGAGTGCATTGCTCCCGCGAAAGACAGCGTTAACGGCGCGGTAATTAAACAAGCCACGAAGGACGCCTGTAACGCCTTTACTGTCTTTAATCAGGCATTTCATGGCATTACCACGCCGGATAATCCGGTGCCGTTATATCTCGCGGGTGGCTTTGTTCACTATTACCGCGTTGGCTCAGGTGCCCGCATTCCTCTCCCTGTCAGTGCAGAAGTTGTTGCGCTGGCTGATGGAAATAACACCGTTGCTGCCAGTGGTTTTGTGTGGGATCTGACGAAAAACATGGTTGATGTTTATTCGGGATCACCCGGAGCTAATCCGAAAGTGGATATTAAGTTGCTGATGGTTTCAGTTGACGGAAACCTGACGGTGAAAAAAGAGGATGGCGGTAACGTTGTCTGGGAAATCGGCAAACCGTGCGGCCTGTTTTTAATTTAAGGGGATATTAATTAATGAGCGCATTTACTCCTGCGACTACTATTGTGTCGCCGTCAATGGTGCTGCCGGAAATGATCGTGCAACAGAGCATGGCTTCCGGGGCGTTTGAAGTCCTGGCTGGTGGTGCTCCGGCAGTAAAAATTAGTTCCAGTGATTTGATGGTCTATCAGAAATATCTGCGCATGACCTCGCAGGCGCAGGTCAGCCAGTCTCTGCCGGGCCAGTTACCGTCTTCCAGTATCTCTGGCGGCTATGACGGGATGATGACTTACCGAATTTCTTCCCGCTCGCAATACAGCTATCTCGATACTGATGCAGCAGATCGCTGGGGCTATTCTCTGATTGAAGGCCTGCGCCTGGCTAACCGCCAGGGACACGCTCAAATGTTGCGTAATATGCTGCTGTACGGTGTTGAAGCGAAGAATAACGAAGGGATCACCAACTCCCCGAATGCAGTGACACTGAATCTGGGCAACGACAGCAAAGGTAACGATTCATACACCACCTGGGATTCCGGCGAGATGGCTAAATTTATGCTTGGCCTGATTGCTGACCAGAAAACCCGCATGTTGCTGCTGGGGCAGCCATTAACGACTGTTATTCTGAGCCCACAGCGATTCATGAAGGCGCTGGAGTGGACAGGAATTGTTGAGCTGACCAGTTACCAGCGTCCTGGTGGTGGTACCGGAACGGTGGGAACGATGGTTAAAGACGTCGCCGATAAGGCGGCAGGCGACGACATCATTTTCTGCCAGGACGACACGCTGATCGGTAAAGGCGCTGGTGGTAATGACCTGATCATCGTTACGAACCCGACGATTGAGGTTCCGGAAGCGCGTCACACCATTAACACCAATATTTTCTCCACGCTGGTACCGAACCAGCAGGCCGTCAACGTGATGTTCTGCGACATGGCAGCGCCGACGGAAATTCCGTCCCCTATGCCGGATGGCGGCCTGACCACGTTGTATACCATGCGTGCGACGCCGGGCTGGAACTTCCGCCCTGAGGGGATCACCCTGTTGTCTGCCAAATACGCATAAACGTTCAACCTGATAACGCGGGGAGCTAAATGCTCCCCTTTTTTGTGGGAAAAATTTATGAAGCTCTACATTGCTAACTGCTCACGTCAGCCGCACACGTTCAACTACAAACTCCCCGAAAAAACGCAGTCGTTCGGTGTGACAATTCCGTCCGGACGTCAGCATATGATCGAAAATCAGTCCGATATTATCGACCACATCATCCGACAGCATGAGCCTTACGGATTCCAGCGTTGTGACAAGGTGGACAAGAATTTTTCCGGTATCTGCTATTCCATCGATAAACCTGTGAGCGTCGGTCGCATTGAGGATTGCGCGGAGCAGAAAACGGAAAATCTGGAATCCATGTCAGAGGAAATTCTCGCGGCCAGCGCCGTATCGCTGAATAACGCAGTGGATCAGGCGGTGATTCAGAGCGGCGAAAAACCTCAACCGGGCGGTATTGAGATGGAAATCACCGGAGAAGCGGTTAACACCGAACAGGAAAATCCGCCCAGCACAAAGCGAAATATTAAGGTTAAAAAATAATGACCCAGCGTCCGTCACTGGAGGGGTTTATTCGCTTCGTTCGTGATGACATGAAAGTACCGGTTCACGCCATTGCTGACGATGATCCGACGCTGGAATGTTGCTTTCAGTCTGCGATGGAGCTAATCCCTCACGATCAGGGGCTGGAGCGTTTACCCATCATCTATGTGCGAACGGTTTATAACGCTGCCGCCTCATTCCTCCTGAATTTCGCCCCAGGATCGTGGTTTGCCGACCTGAGAAAAAAACTCAACCTTGGGAAGCTGGCTACCGGGCTTGTCAGCGCGGCAGCAGACCAGGGAACATCGGGCTCAATCACTATCAGCGACGCGCTGAGCAATCTGTCTTTGCTTGATTTGCAGATGTTGCAGGATCCGTATGGACGGCAGGTTGTTGCGGTGCTGATGCAGATGGGAACGGTATGGGGGTACACGCCATGAAACTTTGTTTTGGTGTTGTCGACCAGCCGTATGACTACGGAGACGAACCGGGAAAAACCACGTTCGACGTGGCCTGTGACCTCGAGGAGCGCTACGAAATTTTTACGCACTTCTGGGAAATGCATAAGGACGAGATTATCCAGGAGGCAGGTACTGAACTGGCGTACCAGTTGGTCAATCACCTTAAGCATAAGGCTCCGCTACCAGGCGAGCATTTTCTGGAAGGGACTGAGAAGATTTTCCATATTTTTCTTGAAACTGAAGAAATGGCCGGGATGACGATTAACGGAAACCCTGTGCCAACTCAGGCCGCGCTACTGGGCGTTAACTCCAGGCTTAAGGACAAATATACCGGTGAGCGGCGTCCGTCATTCATAGACGGCGGCCTGTTTAAGGGCAGCTTTATAGCGTGGATAGATAACAATGCCGAGTCTTGAGGAATTAGCCGAACAGCACAGTTCGCAGCTCTCATCCGTTCTTAAATCCGCAGTTGAAACCATCTCGTCAGACCAGGAAATCACGTTCAGGCTCTATGTCCGGCAGGTTCTGCCGCTGGATGGCTTTGTCTATTGGGTTAATGCGGAAATCATCAGTTGCGATGAACTGTGTCGCCTGAATATTGAGTCACCAACCAGTCTGAAAATCAAAGGCAGCCTGCATCGTCAGGTTATTGCGATTCAGGACGAGTCTGTCTCGAAGGATGTGAACAACATTATTTTCACGCCTGTCCAGCAGGTTGATGATTTTAATGTAGAAAATCCCGATGCGATCTATCTCGGTGAGTACGGCGGCGTTCAGTTCGCTTTTTCACGAATGGAGAGCCGTTATCAGCAGTCGGGTATTTTTCATTATCGCGGCATGGCGATTTTACCAACTATGCGTTCTCAGATTATCGACTGCGAGGAGGATATCAGCGACGAGCAGATCATCTCCAACAGCATTCCGATCTGGCTGCAAATGAAAGATGCCGCGACCGTGTATCCGTCTTACCTGGTACCTCAGAACCTTCGTCCTCCGTATATCGCGGTGGATGTTCGCAACAGCATTCCGTTGCAGGTGGCTCCCGTTGTTTTCGGTGGCGAGCGATTCCAGCTCGTCCAGGATTCGGTTCGCCTGACGCTTTACGGATTCAGCAACAAAATGGCGCTGGATCTTGTCGACTCGGTGGTGAACAGGGCGCTGGAGGAGGAAAGGTTTGGTGTAACTAATATTCCGGTGGTTCAGGACGCAAAGTCGGGACAGGTTGAAATCAACGCTCTGGCGAAGAAAAAAATTGTCGATTTTGACGTGAATTACTACCAGAGCACCGCCCGGGAAATATCCCGGCAGTTGATTGAAAAAGTTATTTGTAAATATGAGGTTAAATAATGGGATTTAATATCGTCACGGTGAATGTGTCCCAGACCATCGGGGCTATACCCTCGAATTTGCAGCAGATGTCTGCGGTTCTCTCGTTTGGATCCACGACTCATGAGCCGGGGAAGCCTGTATTACTCACCAGCAATCAGGATATTAACGATCTGGTTAAAAATCCGATTGCTGCGTTGTCGGCGGCTGCCGCAGGAAAGTCTGCGGCAAACGTCACCGTTACGATGACGCTTCCGGAAGGGAGCAACATCCGACGCGAAAACAGTTCTGAGGTGAAAATTGTTGTTTCCGGGTGTTCGCCCGACGCGTGGAATGGCGAATATACTGCTACCGTCACGGATGAAAAAACACTGACCTGGACGATTGCTGATTCTCAGCTTTCCGGTTCGCCAGTGACACTGGGGCAGTTTTCCATTGTCGGCAGTGAAAATCTGGTGACGGCAGTAAACACGTTTTTTGCTCAGGGAAATTCAGTTGGGATTTACCTGCTGGAGCTGGGAGTACAGAAAGGCGGGGTCAGTAAGGAAATCGCTGCACTGAAAGCTTATATGGAAGATCCGCTCCTGCGGTTTTATGCGTATCTGGTGCCGCAGCCGTGGGATGGTGACGCAGAATTTATCAGTCTGGCAAAACTCCACACCGCCAACGAAGCGATGCAGTATTTCTTCGTGTTGACAAAAACGCCGGACGACACGAATTACGTTTCGCCTTATGCCGGTATTAAGTCGGTTATTGCAACGGCGGATGATACGTACCCGGCGACAAACGCGGCAGCAGCCGTAATGTGGAACTATGTTTCCGCATCACCTTCAGAAATCAACAAGGTGCCGCCGATGGCATTTCGCTATCTGCAGGCGGTAAACGCCCACAAGGGCAAAAATTCCATTCTGGCTACGATGACGAAGCAGAATATTAACTACGTCGACACGGGGGCTGAGGGGGGAATTTCCAACACGATTCTGGTGAAAGGCGTTACCAGTGACGGTAACGATATGACGTACTGGTATTCCGTTGACTGGGTGCAGATTAATGTCGATATGCAGCTCGCCAACACGGTGATCAACGGCAGCAATAACCCAATTAACCCGCTTTACTACAACCAGGACGGGATCGACCGTCTACAGCAGGTCGCACAGGCGGTGTTCAATACGGGCGTATCTTACGGCCTGGTCAACGGTCAGCCTGTCGTCGATGCAGTGCCTTTCCGTCAGTATATCAACACTAATCCGAATGATTACGGTATCGGGCGTTATGCAGGCCTTTCGGCCTCCTATACGCCGATGCGTGGATTTGTCGAAATCGTTTTTAACATCAATGTGACAATGCAGCTTTCGTGAGGGACTGAACCGTGCCTAATCCAATGATCCCCGTTGGCACCCTTAACCGGGTTCGCGCCAGCGTTAAATTCACCTCTCATTCCGAACTGAATGTGTCCGCCTCATTTCTGGCAAAAGAAGGCGTCGAATTGTCCTTTCAGGGCAATATCACGGAGTTTTTACCCGCTATGACGGGAGCCGTGCAGTCGCCGCAGCCATACATGATTTTACAGGCGCGTGTTCATCTTCTGCGTAGCCAGGCGCTGGGAAAACAATTCAAGGCGCAATGGGAAAAGAACGCCACGATCGGCGACGCAAAAGTGTATAGCGACAGCACGGTGTTCGGTGACTTCGATATCTATAACACGGCGATCACCAACGTGCAGGATATGACCTTCGCCGGGGGCGAGCCGGGAGTGGCCATCACCATTACCGGTACGTATTACATCAACTCTGAAATGTGGGAGCTGGTATGAAAATCTCCCGAAATCTGAATCTGATTATTCCTGTCCGGACAGAAAAGGGTAACGGCTGGATCCATGCCACGCCGATCAGCAAAGAGGTGTTTAAAGAGCACTTCTTCATCCTGAGTAAAACCTTTTCCGCCATTTTTTCAGAAGGCCTTGGCGTCGTTGCGGGTCCGCGTATTGCTTTTTTGATGCTGGAGCGGATCTCGCGTGATTCCGGTATCTGGGACGATGATAAGGGAGTTCGTAATACGCTGGTGAACGAAATAATTCGCCTGGCAAACCTTGTTTATCCGGTGGAGGGCAAAGGTTACGACACAATCCCTCTTGATATGGCGCTGGAGCGTGAAATCGTTGAGCTGGATGATGTTGCGGGTGAACTCGTTTTTTTTACATGCGTCTCGTCGATAAATTCACCGGAGCAGGCGAAGGGGACTATGGATGTGGTCAATGGAATATGGAGCACTCAATGCTCGTCATTGAATCTTACGGAATGGATCGCTTCATTGCCGACATTGAAATCAGCCGCCAGTTCTGGCACGACGGCGAACACGTCATCAGCGACATCCTCGACTACTCAGCCGGAGCCGGATTCAGAGACATCTGCGCAGATTCCGGTCTGAATGTAAAAACAGCAGCTCAGTTTCGTGAGCTGCTCAAATTCAAAAATCCCGCAGGAGTATTGTGATGGCTGGTAACCAGATGCCAGTTCTGACGCTGGATGTTAATGAAGAACACCTCAGGCGGCTGGAGGCGATATTTGAAAAGTATCGCAACGGGCTGATGATTGGCCCTGCCGGAACGCCGCTTAAAATACCTTCAAATACAAGTCAGGGAGGTGGCGCCCGGCAGACAACCACAGGCGGAGAAGCCAATCAGGCTCCCAGGAAACCGTCTTCACCTGCGCCAGTTCCGGCTGCGTCCAGTGATGGACGTTTAAGGGATGAAAAAGGGCGCTTTGTTGGCAGCGGGAAAACACCTGATTCGCTGGTGAGCAACTATAAAGGTCGCGGCGAAACGATGTTTGATAAGTACCTCAGCGGGCTGGGGAAAAACGCCAAACAGACGCTGAAAACTTACAAGCAGATCAATTCTACGCTACGGACGACCACTTCGAGATTAAACAACCTGTTTAAAACCACCGTATCGTGGGGGACAAAACTTGCGGTTATGGGCGTTGCCGGGCCGTTTGGCTTTGGCATGATGGCCCGTAGTGTTGTAGAAAAACAGAAAAATGCAGATGAGCTTGTGGCAACGCCGGGAGAATTAAAGGCGGCAGAAAGCACTTATTCGCCTTATTTTTCCGGTGTTGGTAATTTGCTCAATACGCTGGCAGCCGCGCAAAATGATCAAGAACATCCCGCCCGTGTAGGTCTACTCAATCTGGGGATTAACCCTGATAAAAACGCGACGGAAAACCTTCCGACATTACTGGAAAGAGTCGCTGCTCTTGCAAAAGAGTATGAAGGAACCGGATTAACCCAGAGCATGTTAAGGGGACGCAGTCTTGGATGGGTAAATTTTGGTATTGCTAACCAGTTAGTCAAATATCAGGACAAAATACCTGAACTCAATAAAGAGTTTTTATCGCGAGCTTCTCAGAATGACTCGTTGCTCACCTCTGGACATACAAGCCAGTATCAGAATCTTACCAGCAACTTAGAAAATAACTGGGATCAACTTACCAGCGGATTTCAGGGGGCAATGTCGGGTAACTCTGTACAGCTAATCAGAATATCTAATGGTGTAAAGAATGCTGGTCTAAATTTCCTTAACGGTGAGAACTTTAAAAGAATTTTGACTGATGTTGAAACAGGTCTGGATAAACTTGGTAAGTATGTAAATGGCCCGGATTTTAATAACGACCTGAATAATTTTGCCGAAAATGTTGCAAAGGTTGTTAAGGCACTTAGCGGGTTTGTTGGTTTTGCTGTTGAACATCCCTGGCTTTTTGGAGCCGCAGTACTTGCTGGACCATCGAGAGTTGGCGCTGTGGCAGCCACAACGACCGGAGTTGCCGCCCGTGTTGTAGGTGGAAGTTTTCTTGGGGCTACAGCCGGAACAGTAGCTGGATTGGCTATTCCTACAAATGACACACCTACCACCAGTGAGGAAATGAAAGGGCTGGATGGGCGTTTCAACTTTGATTATTTTAACGAAGTGCAGGAGTGGCAAAAAAACAATCCGGGCAAGGTCTGGCCTGGAGGATTGCAGGGGTTTTCAAATCAAGTAGACAGATCTGCATATTTATCCAGAGGGATCAGGAATAACAATCCCGGAAACCTTAATTTCGCAGGACAAAAAGGGGCGACCTTGGAATCGGGGCCAAATGCTCGTTTTGCCAGCTTCCCGACGATGCTCGAAGGCATTGCTGCGTTAGATCGACAGGTCATGCTTTATCTGAAACGGGGCAAAAATACGATTGATCAGATTATTGATATTTATGCCCCTTCATCTGATGGAAATAACACATCGTCCTATAAAAGCTATCTCTCTCGGTACACCGGTTTAGGTGTTAAGGAGAAAATCGATGGTTCTAATTTTGATGTTATGAAAAAACTAATTCAGGGCATTATTAACCATGAAAATGGGGCCGCCGCTCGTGCTGTAAGTGGCGATGATGTGATGCGGGCGCTGGCAATGAACCGGGGGAACGTATATTCACCAAATAATGCTTCTCAGGTAATCAGGCTCGAAGTTCAACAAAAACCAGGTTCCGACATACTGGCACAACTCGCCGGAATGCAACAAATACCGGGGTAAACCATGTCACTTAATTACTTTGGACAAGCTTTCAAACTGGCGTTTGAAGTATCGCCCATTCTTTTAGTTGATGGCATAGCGTCGAAAATTCCCGGAGGGGTGATGCCGATTGCTGTTTTGACCGAAGGCCTAAGCATTGCGAATGGTCTGCTGCATGGCGAGATACGCACACGCTCGATGGCGGCATTTACCCCGATGGCGGGGACAACGTTAGTCCAGCAGGATATTTGCAACCTGAATTTCTATAACCAGGTAACGGCAGCGAATGCGACCGTCAGGAAGCCTAACCGGGTAGTCATGCAGATGATCCGTCCGGCATCAACGGAGGACGGTGGTTACACCACTAAGGGGATGACGTTTACGGCGCTGAAAATGGCGCTTGATATGCATAACCAGTATGGCGGTTGCTACACCGTTCTGACTCCCTCGTTTATCTACACGCGCTGTCTGATGCGGTCGTTTATCGATACATCCGGTTTCTCTGAGCAGAACAAGCAGGTTCAGCACACCTGGCAGATTGAGTTTGAGCAACCATTATCGTCTGTCGAACAAACGGTAAAGACGCTGGCGAGCGTTCTGGATAAATTTGATAAAGGGATGCCGTCAGACGGGCCGTTATCGTGGTCAGGTATCCAGAACCAGGTCGTGCAGGAGTTTGGTATTGGCTTATGACAACGTTAATTCCTTTCAAACCAGACGGGCGAGGTCCGTTTCAGTTCACGGCCAGAATCGGAGAATATGAAACATTTGCTCGCGTTCCGTTTAATCTGTATGCAAATCGTTACTACCTGGAACTGAAAGACAGTTCAGGCGACGTGATTGTTTACATGCCGCTGATTGCTTCCCCTGATGGTTACGACATCAATCTGGCGCTGCCTTGCTCACCGGGGAAACTTGTTTTTCGCGAAAGTACGAATCAGTTTGAGGTTTCGTAATGCGTTATTACCGACTGGAAATTATTAATCCTAAAACAGGAAAGCCGCCAGTGGATAGCAATGGAAAACCCATTGGACCTTTTGATACCAGTGAAACACCAGGATGTGGGTTGCATGTTGAATTTGACTTTGAAGTAACCGGCCTGGATGTAGTCTGTTCGGGCACGATGCTGACGATCTATGGATTACCAATTGACATGCTGAAGCAAAGTGTAAGCTTGCAGGGGTGTCTGGTCCGTATGAAAGCCGGTTTTGCTCCGGGGTTACCACTGGCAAACAAGGATCAACAAGGTGAGATAATTTATGGTGAAATTTATCTGGCCTACGCCAACTGGATTGGCACAAACCAGACTTTAAATCTGGTCATTAACCCCACCATACGCAAAACCGATGACGGTAAGCCGTTCTTTATCGAGGGTGAAGGGCGAACAGGGGAAAAGGTGGGTGATGTTATCTCCCGCGCGTTGCAAAAGGCATTTCCGAATAAATTGATTGATTGTACCGTCAGCGACAGCCTCGTTTTGCCAGAGCCGTGGAATGGAACCTACGAAGACATTGGTTCACTGGCGATGG